AAGCTGTACGAGCACACCAGCGTGGTGATCACGACCAACCTGGACTTCTCGGAATGGTCGGCGGTGTTCGGGGACGCCAAGATGACCACGGCACTGCTGGACCGGCTCACGCACCACTGCCACATCCTGGAGACGGGCAACGAGTCACACAGATTCCGCCACAGCACACACGAAGCCAAGGGCCGGATAAAGGCCAGGGAGCAGGCCAGAAAAACAGCAACAAAGGAGGCCCGAATCAGCGATTGAACGTATAGTTATCCACAGTCAGCGATCAGCTCGCTGGCAAAAGCCCCTGGTCAAAATTCAATCGGCACAGGTGGTCAATATTGGATCGGCGCCAACACCCGTCAGCCAGGGAGCTCCTTGATGACAAGATCTATGATGGATTTGCACAGGCCAGCGCAATGAAAAACCTTCTTTCTCTGATCGATAAAGCTAAGAAGGATTAGATTCCCATGGATCCAGAAGGATTCCCGACCGCACAAACGACAAAAAGCCCGACCTGTCCTAAGACAAGCCGGGCTTCTGTTTAAGGTTCAATTGCTGATTGTTTTTGGTACCACCGCTGTACCTCAAGCAGCATCAGGGTGGTTTGGGCAGCGTCCTTGCTCAATTGAGCGCAACTCACCGCTCCCGCATCTCCAGCGGTAAGAGATAGAGCGTCGGCGGGGATGCTTGCAGCTCCTGCGGGAGCTTCGGAAACGGCGGGCAAATCCCTGTCACCGGCTGTGGTGATGTTGCACACCCCGCCAACATGAGCATCAGGCTGGCGATCAGCCAGTAGCTTTGACCTTTTTGCGTATTCATTCGAGATTTCCTGCGTGATTTAAGATTGGGTCAACCGCACATCGGCGACGCGCTGCTCTTGCCTGGCCTGGGCCAGTGCGATCTTTTGCTTTTCGGCGTCCCAATCCTTCTGGACACGGGACTCGCCAACCTGCATCCCGCAAAGCAGCGCCATGGTCAAGAGAAGTGCGTCAAAGATGTGTGACCAGTTGGCCAGCAAGAATCGATTGAGCCAGTTCATGCCGCACCTCCGTCCAGAGACAGTAGGTTGTGCTGCTTGATCAAGCCAATGACCTTGTCCGCATAAGCCGGGTCGGTGGCATAGCCTGCCTGAGCCAGTGCCTTGGCAAAAGCCTGGGCAGTAGTGCACGCAAAGCAGGCCTTGTAGCGGGGGTTGCGCTTGAGGAACGTGGCGTGATCGTCGATGCTGGCCTGCCAACTCGGATACTTGCGCCAAAGGGCTGGCACCACCACCCACTGCCCCTTGATGAACTCCTTGGTGTTCAGGGTTAAGGTCTGGCCGCGCCAGAGGCTGTCAGCTTTGATCCCGAAGAGGTTGTTGCCGTTCCTCGCAAGGCCAGATTCACCCCAGGCTGACTCAAGTGCGGCCTGTGCGATCGTGATGCTGGCCGGAACACCCGTGGCTTTGGATGACGCGACTGCGGCCGTGGTGAGCCGCATGATGAATTCACTGGGAATCAAAGCAGCTCCTTCACGTCCTTGGCCACCTCGTCGATCGAGTCATCCCGGCGCTTGTCGATGAAAGCAAACGTCCAGCGCACCATCGCCCACCCCGGCAAACCACAGGCAAAGATCAATCCACCCATGGCACACAGTCCCATGGTTGAAAACGCCCAGTGATGCAGATCGAAGTGCTCGACGGTGAAAGCACCGCCACCGATGCTGGACACCACCGTGCTGATCAGGCCAAAGGCCCACTCCCTCTTGTTTCGAGGCGGAGTCATCAACATGACCACCACGGCAGCCAGCGTGGCTCCACTCGCGACAGCGGCTGCTGTCCCTCCCAGGGCTTTGTAGGCCGCCGCTGCTCCGGCGACCCCGCTACTTGTCGGTTCTGGCATTCATTTCTCCAAAAAGAAACCCGCCGGGATTGCTCCTCGGCGGGGGTGGTTAAAAATCAAGTTCAGATCAAAATTGTTCGGCGGTATGCACCAACGCGTTTTCGGCCACGCATGTCAGTTCCACCTGCTCAGCCCTGGGTTTGACGTTCATGACGCGTGCCATCTGGGACCAGGACTGGCCCACACCAAAAGCAAAGTGCGTTCGCTCTCGGTCGGCACCGACCAGTGGCTCAAAACCGGGTCGGTTTTTCAGGATGGCGTGGGTGGCAGTTGCGCCCGGCGTGACCTCGATGGCATCGGAGACCGAGCCATCTGGCTTTCGTAGAACGAGGTAGTGAACGGCTCCTGACTGCCAACCCAGCGGCTCAGAACACCGCACGGTTCTCGACTGGCTGTCCCAGCTCAAGACCTCACCACTCACACCCCAACGGGGAATGTCATGGCTCAGAGCAATCAAATCTCCATAGGTCGGGATCAACCCTTCCAGCTCAGTTCGAAAGGTAACGATCCGTCGGCGATACCGATTGGCCGCCGCGATGTATTTCCCCTCACGAACGCCTTGCGCCTTATCGGTGCAGCCAAATAACCTCACACGCGCAGGCTTGGCTGCTTGCGATCCGGGCAAGGCTACCGTGAACTCGTCAGGCTTCCAGCTCTTGGGATTGACGTATTCGATCGTGACCGCATCCGCCGTGGCATCGCCTGGCATCAGGTACTGAATCTTCAAGCTGTTGCGCACGATGTTTCGTGCAGAAAAAAGCGCCACCGGGATGGTCTTGGGTTCATCACGAACGATGCGAACAATCCCGCCCTGCAAGAACGGCACAGCACGCCCCGTCCGGGCAATCTGCCCCAAGGCGTCCCACACCGTCTGGGTTTGATCGAACACGGCATTGAAGGTATCCCCACGTGCCGACCACACCGCATCCAACCGTGCCAAGGCCTCCAAGTCCAACTGCCGGTCGGGCAACCCTGCGCCATAGCTGGACTTGACCGCATCAGCAAAGGCCCACGCAATCGAGCGCGTGGGTTGCAGCGCAGACCATCCAGTGCTCGGATTCCAGATAGAGAGCTTGCGCGTCACCTGACAGTTGACCAGCCGTGAGGAGCGTTGCGACAAGTTATCGGTGGCGCGCATCCTGAGCGCCAAGTAGGTCAGGTCCGTGGGCAGACTCGATCCCGCCAAATAGCCTTTGGCCTGGCCCCAACGCAGCTCGTGACCAGCTCGGTTGCTGGTGTCCCGCGCATCCAGGCGCTGCAGACGAATCTCATAGCGCCCAGGCGACACCGAATACTTGAACGACAGGCGTTGCGCTGTGTTGGTTGCAGCCGAGTAGGTTTCGTCTGCCACATGGAGCCAGCCTGAGGTGGCATCGCCATCGTCATTAATGCTTCGCACTTCTACGCGCCATTGCACCGACCGGCTCTCCAATGCACCGCTGTCATTGGCGTAATACAGTCCGCGCAGCATCACCACATCGACACCGATCTGATTGATCTGTGTACCCACGGGATTCAGGGCGAAGGGACCAACGATGGCACCGGCGTCGCTGACAGCAATCAATTCCTGACCGGACACCTCTGGGGCCGTGACCACATCGGGGTTGAACAAGGTGTTCTGTCCGCCAGGCTCAATCACCTGCGCCTGCACCTCGGCAAACGAGCTGATCGGGCTGTCATCAATGGACAGCTCCTCAAACTGAAACTGACCCACGCCAATGACGTGCAACTGATGCAGATATTCCTCGTTGTTTTCGTACTCGGTATAGGGCATGGTGGCCAGATCCGGGTACACCAAATGATGGCCATAGATCACGGGCACGGGTTGCGACAGACGTCCATAGTTACCGCGCGCCTGCAAGGAGTAGGTCGGGCTGGGGGATGTCGTGTTGGCCGATGCCGAGGGCAAGGACTGATTTGGCAATGGCACCAGCGCATTGACGAGCACCGAGCCTGTGACCGCAATCGCAGTGGACGCCACCGCCGTGGCCAGCGTGCCTGAATACCCCATCGAAGCAGCCAGAGCGCCGCCATATGCATTGGCAACCACCAGGACGGCGATCATGAGCACAGTTCTCAGCGGGTTCTTGCCCCCACCTCCACCGCCTTGCGGCAGAGTGACCAAAGCCACCACGTCACCTGCATCGATCGGTGTCACTGCCCTGTGTGCCATCAGCACAGGCTGGCCGTTTTTGAGGATCAGGGTAGGCTGGTCGAACTCAATGCCATCACGATTCATCCACTGTGCGATCGTGGGCGAGCCAAACACATGGCTCACCTGCCGATCACTGGGCTCGAACGGATTTCGCATCCAAATGACCAGTCCAGGACTGGGCAGGCCAGACATGCAAACGCTTGTCATGGCAATTCCTTCCATCGGTAATACCCCTCCACCTGCCAGCCGTGACTGGCCAGAGAGCTCAATTGTTGAAACACCACGCCGATCTGTTGGGCGCAGTGCAAGACTCCACCGCCGTCCGCATCAACCCAAACGCCCACATGCACGGGGTGTCGTGACTGACGCATCAACACCGCATCGCCCTGCTTGGGCACATCGACTGCTGCCCAGCGTTGTCTCTCTGGGTGGTTTTTGAATGTATGAAGGACCGTGCGCAGATTCAGGGCGTCCACCGGGATCACCGGCAAGTCACGACCGAAATGCGCCTTCTGGACCCATAGAAAAAGGCCCCAGCAGTCAAATGACTCGGGGCCTCTCTCTCCTGCAATCCACGGGCGACCGATGTACTGGATCGCCCAACTCGGTGAATCTTCATCTGTCATCGGGCTAACCCTGGAAACTCAGTTGCGGTGTACAGGCGAGACGGGAAGGTCTTGTTGCCGATGTCAGCCATGCGCGCCTTCGCGGTGACTCGCTGCACGTCGGCTTCCACTTCGGTGATCACCAGCGTGATCGGTGGATCCATCTGCGGACCACTTAAATCGTTGGAGAGGTACGGGCGATAGGTCACTTCAATGGGTGACTCCGAAATCGATGCCTCGTCCAAGTGCTTCACGATCTCCCTGGTGACGTTGTCCAGGGTGATTGCAATTTCAGGAACCGGCGCGATATCCACCGGTGGCAGATCCAGCTCAAAGCCCATGGCCACGAATTGGACCTGCTGGCCCGCATTGATTGGCGCTGATGCCTCAAGCCTTGCAATTAAGTCTTGCTGATCACGCACCACCCGGATAGCAGTCGAGTTACCCGCTTCATCCCTGAAGTCCGGATGTCGGATCTCCAGGGTATGCAGGATGACCACATAACTAGGAGCACTTGCATAGGCTTCCCGAAGCGCCTCAGAGAGTGCGGCATCAGGCATTCGAGACCTCTATCGGGATGAACTTGCGGCGCGGTGATATTTGGTCTTGCGACTTCAGCCCAAAAACGTCGGCTCGATCCTCTGGTAAATCGCCTTCGATGCGATAAACGGCACACCCTGTCAGGTGTTCAATGGCAGCCACAAAGAACGGCACATGGTCCGAGTACGCGTTGTCGCAGGCGGCTGTCCACAACGGCCCTTCCAAGAACATGCAAGCGCCCTTACAAGCCTGAAGCACTGGGCAATTCAGGCATTC